ATACAGCCCACCGCATAACGTATCAGTGAATGCACTGGCAGAGCGTTACAACCTGAGCTATCGCAGAGTCGAACAGATCCTCGCCAGTACCGTAGTGGATGACAGGCAAGTCAGCCTGTTTTAAAGTGCAGTGACTTTAACGAAGGAGAGCAACATGAAGAAGGTGACGCTAGTAGTTGCAATGCTTGTACTGAGTTGTGGCAGCGCATATGCGGCTGATGATTTGCTGAACTGCAAATGGGAAAACGGAGAGGCTATGTCTGATGAAACATGTAACGATCAGCGCAAAATTGCTTCGCCATATCAACGCATGCGATTTAAAGATGAAATTGAGAAGTTCGAGAGAAATAAACTTGTGCAGAAGCTGGCTGCCTGCGCAGAAAAATCTTATAGGGATTTGAGCGACGCTGAGAAGGCGGCAATCAGCAAGGTAGTAAGTGATCGTCTTAAAGATCCAGAGTCAGCCAGATTCAAGTGGATGAAAATGGTTGTAGGCTCGATAAACTACTGCGGACTTGTTAATGCAAAGAATAGTTATGGAGGCTATACAGGATACACGCCGTTCGACGCATCATTCGCAACGGGGAAAGACGGAACAGTCTATATGCTGAATACATCTATAAGCGACAAGGACGATTTAAATTCATTTACTCAAAAATGCGCTGAAGAGTGCTATATAAATTTGGGTGACGCAATGTAGACTTACCCCAACCTTAACCCCTCCGAGCCCCGCCTATTGCGGGGCTTTGTCTTTGCACCGAAACGTTTCGGTATCGTCCGTCTCGCGTGCGCGCGTAACAATGCGCGACATGGACAACACATCACCAAACACCTGTGGCACTTGCGATCTGTGGACGCGCCATTCTGACGCGCGCATGGCCGGATACGGTCAATGCAGAAACAAGTCTGGCGGTTACTACACGCATGAAAGCAATGCCTGCTCGTTCAATCCGATCTTGTGGAAGAAGCTCACATGAGGAAGATCGAACGCATCGTCATTCATTGCACGGATAGCCCGAACGGCAAGACGCTTTACACGGGTAAGCCTAGCGACCGCAACTACGTCACGCCTGTGATGGAGATCGACGCATGGCACAAAGCGCGCGGCTTCAAGCGTCTGCCCAACTGGCGCTCTCGCCAGAATCCCGGCTTGTCCGCCATCGGCTATCACTTCGTCATCTACACGCACGGGCTAGTTGAGACAGGTCGTCATATCGATGAGGTAGGCGCGCACGTAGAAGGCTACAACGCCACCAGCATCGGCATCTGCCTCGTGGGTAAGGATCAGTTCACCATCGAGCAATGGAACGCGCTCAAGCAGTTGGTCGAGCGCTTCCAGTCCGTCTATCCACAAGCCATCGTCATCGGCCACAGATCACTCAACAAACAAAAGACCTGCCCCAACTTCGATGTGGCTGCATGGCTGAAGGCTGGCCGTCTGCCGCTCGCCAACCGTCTCGACAACCCCGCACCAGGAGCGCTTGCATGAACACCACCGTCACCCCCGTCGTTGTCGATCCAAAGCCTTGGTGGAAGTCTAGGCAGCTGCGCTTTAACGCAGCTGTCGCCATGCTGATCGCCTTGGAGGCCAGCTTTTCAATGTTGCAACCATATCTCCCCGGAAACGTATATGCGTGGTTCTCTGTCGCGCTGACGGTCGGCAACGCTTTCCTGCGCGTGATCACCGCAACGCCGATCACATTCGGTTTCACTAAGAGCGAATGAACAATCTATTCAACCCCGGCTTCTGGCTCGTTGCGCTGTTACTGGCGCTGGGCTTGTTGGGTACGGGCTACACAGTGGGGAACAAACATGCGAACACGCAATGCACCGCCAATAAGGTCGTCGCGCAAGACGCCGCGCAAGTCGAAGTCAATGCAGTCAATACAGCGCGCGAAGTTGTCGCAAGCAATCGCGAGACATCAAGAGAACGAATTCATGCTGGGTACCGAGGCATTCAGCAAGAGGCGCAGCAGTTGGCCATTGTTAAGCCTGCTGATACTTGTGGTGCTTGCGGCCTTGATGCTGACGGGCTGCGCCTCTGGAACGCCGCCAATAGCGCTACAGCCGAGGCCGTGCGCACCCAACCTGACTACGCCCTGTCCACTGCCCCCGCCGCTGTTGAATGGCTCGACACACGACATGTTGCAAAACCATATCGAATCGATGGAGCTATACGCCCAGTGCCGAGACCAGCTGGCGAAACTGGTGGAGTGCTCCAGTGAAACCGGAAGACCAAGCGCAAGAGATTGAACTTGCCGAATGGGTGATGCGCCAGCAGCAGGCGATCCAACCCGAACCCACAAAGGCTTCGGCAAAGTTTTGTCAGAACGAGCGCGGGGGCCAAGCAAAACCCGAGACAAGACGTAAAGCCAAGCCCGGTGTGCAGTTGTGTATCGAATGCCAGACCCGCCGCGAAATGCGAGCAAAACAAACACGATAAGGAACGTGATGCAGATACAAATTGACCTGTGGGAACTGATCTTGTCACTAGCCTCGCTAGTGGGAGCCTTTGCGGGATTGGTGTGGCTATTCGGAACCATCTTGGTAAAGCAGTTCAAGGCACTGCTCGATCAGCGCTTCACGTCCATACAGGGCGACATCACCAAGCGCGCAAACGAAGATGCCGAGGTAGCGAAGCAGCTTCGCCAGTTTGAAAGAGACTTTTCCACATTCCAGATCAGCCTGCCGAATCTTTACGTACGGCGAGAGGATTACATCCGCAACCAAACCATCATCGAATCGAAGCTGGATGCGCTCTACAGCAAGCTAGAAGTAGTGCAGATACAAGGGGCAAAACAATGATCGACCAAGAAAAAGTGCGCCGCGAGACCATGCGTTGGGTAGTGATCTTAACGCTGCATAACGCCAGTCCTATGGGCGCATTCGAAGAGCTTGTACTTGCCACCGTGCAAGGCATGTTCCCCGATGCATCAGCCTTGGAAGTGCGCCGTGTGCTTGATTACTTGTCCGACCGCGATCTGGTGAAGCTGGACAAGCAGCCATCAGGGCGTTGGTTCGCAGACCTGACCCGCTACGGCACTGATCTGGCCGAATACACGGTCGACTGCGATCCTGGCATCGCACGCCCAGCTAAGTATTGGGGCGGCTGATATGCCACCACGCTCCAAGATCCAGCAGCTCCCAGAAGAGATCAAGCAGTGGCTTGATCGGTCGCTTGTCGAGGGTAATTTCTCAGGCTATGAGTTGCTTGAGAAGGAGCTTAGCGAACGCGGCTTCGTGATCGGCAAGTCCAGCATCAACCGTTATGGGCAAGAGTTCGAGCAACGTTTGCATGCGCTCAAACTGGCAACTGAGCAGGCCAAGGCGATATCGGAATCCATCCCGGATGATGCAGGTGCGATGAACGATGCGTTGATTCGCTTGGTGCAGCAGAAGGCTTTCGACACTCTGTTGAAGATGGAAGAAGGCGCGCCGATGAAAGAGATCGGCCTGATGGTTGCCCGCCTATCAAATGCAACAGTGAAGCAAAAGCAGTGGGCTACCGAGGTGCGCGAGAAAGCGTCCACCGCTGCCGATGCCGTAGAGAAGATCGCCAAGAAGGGCGGCTTGTCGCCTGCTGCGGTCAAAGAGATCAGGAGCAGAATCCTTGGCATCCCGAGCTAAAACTCTTCCGGTCGTATTGCCAAGCGATGCGGCGCGTAAAGATGCGCCGCCTGTCGCTTTATTGCCATACCAGCAGCGGTGGATAGCAGACGATAGCCCTCTAAAGATCGCGGAGAAGTCGCGCCGTGTGGGCTGGACATGGGGCGAGGCAGCAGACGATGTATTGATCGCATCGCGCGAAGAACTTAGTTCCAACGTGTTCTACATCGGCCCAACGCAGGACATGGCGCTGGAATACATCGAGGCGTGCGCCATGTGGGCGCGCGCGTTCGACTATGCCGCATCGGAGATCGAAGAAGGTATCTTCGTCGACGGCGACAAGGAAATCAAAACCTACAAGATCGACTTCCCCGCAACTGGCCGCCGCATCGTGGCGCTCAGTTCACGCCCCACCAACCTGCGCGGCAAGCAGGGCGTGATCGTGATCGATGAGGCCGCGTTCCATAACGACCTCGCTGCGCTGCTCAAGGCCGCGATGGCGATGCTGTTGTGGGGCGACAAGGTGCGCATCTTCTCGACGCACGATGGGCAGGACAACCCGTTCAATGAACTCATCCAAGAGGTACGCGCAGGCAAGCGCAAGGGGTCGGTGCACCGCATCACCTTCCGCGAGGCAGTCGAACAAGGGCTGTATCAGCGTGTGTGTCTGCGACGCGGCATCGAGTGGACGGCTGAAGGAGAAGCAAAATGGGTGGCTGATGCTTATGCGTTCTATGGCGATGACGCAGCCGAAGAGTTGGACGTAGTGCCGTCGCAATCTGCCGGGGCGTATCTGACGATGGGCCTAATCGAGGCGCGCATGAACATCGACACGCCGCTGGTACGCGGTCGCTGGACGTCTGAGTTCGCTTACCTGCCGGACTGGGAGCGCGAGGCCGAGGTGGCTGAGTGGTGCGAGGAACACATCAAGCCGATCATCGATAGGCTCAACAAAGATCTGGTGCATGGCTTCGGTGAAGACTTCGCACGTAACGGTGACCTGACCGTACTGAACATCATGGAGGAAGGCCGCGACCTCACCACCCGCGTGCGTGGCCAGATCGAGTTGGATAACTGTCCGTTCCGCCAGCAGGAGCAGATCGTGGTCTACATCCTCAAGCGCCTGCCGCGCTTCCGCTTTGCGGCATTTGATGCGCGCGGCAACGGCCAGTATCTGGCGGAACGCGCTGCGCAGGTATTCGGGCAAACCCGCATCGAGCAAGTGATGCTGAGCGATTCGTTCTATCTGGCCAACATGCCCCGCTTCAAGGCGGCGCTACAGGACGGGACGCTGACCGACTTGCCGAAGGACAGCCAGACGCGCGACGACCTACGCGCACTCAAGCTGATCGACGGCATCCCGAAGCTGGGCCGTGCCAAGACGCAGACCGGAGAAGGCGAGAAGCTCCAGCGCCACGGCGACGCGGCCATCAGCCTGTTCCTCGGACACTACGCGATGAAGCGTGAAGTGGCCCCCATCGAATACCAGAGCGTACCAAAACGCACTGACGACAACTACAGCGGGAGAAG